GTGCTCTTCCGATCTGGAGGGAGACGCGTTTACACAGGGCAACACACGCCAACGCGCTATGAGTGTGCCGGCCATAACTCGCGCACGCGATTTGCTTGCGTCAGTAATCGGTTGCACCCCATTAACGATGTTTAATGAAATGTGGAACGGCGAAGAAATGGAAGAGGTAGCAATAGCGCCTCGTTCTTGGTTGCGTCGTTTAGACCCAGCGCTACCAAACAGCACACTATTTTCGTGGTTATTTGACGATTTATTTTTTACCCAGCGAGCCTTTTTGGCGATTACAGAACGTAGTGCTGACGGGTTTCCCCGGGCGTTTCAGCGTATGCCTTCCGCAATGGTGCTTACACAAGACCAAGCCGGGCCAGTTTTCTTTGCACCGTCTAAGCAAATTATGTTTAGCGGTTTACCTGTAGACCACCGCGACGTCGTGCAATTCATCAGCCCTATACAAGGTTTGTTATACACAAGTCCCAACGCTGTTTTAACTTCACTTAAACTAGAAGGTGCGCGGCTCAGGTCAGCGGCAAATAGTTTGCCAAACGGAGTTTTGCGACAAATTGGCGGCGAACCGTTAAGCGCGGAAGAACTCCAGCAACTGTCGCAAAGTTTCGAGGCTGCAAGACTTACCAACACTGTTGCCGCATTAAACGAGTTTGTAACGTACACCGAAACAACAACAGACCCTAGTAAACAAATGTTAGTAGAGGCATCAGAATATCAAGCGCTAGAAATAGCACGCTTAGCAAACTGCCCACCATATTTGTTAGGTGTAGCAACTGGTAGTTACTCATACCAAAACAGCACACAAGCCCGACAGGACTTGTATATGTTCGGCGCCAAATTATTTATGGATTGCATAGCAGAAACGCTAAGCGCCGACAACGTACTACCGCGCGGCACATACGTAAAGTTTGACATAGAGGACTACCTCTCAGAATCTTATTTAACAGGAAACGACACACCGTCAGAAGTAGAAGAAGTAGGAGTAATGCCCAATGCTTAAATTAACCCAACAAGAATTAACACTCGACGCAGCCGGACCCGACGGTATGCCACGCCGCACACTTGCCGGCCTTGCGTTGCCTTACAACGTGCAGGCCACGGTAAGCGACGGCACCAAGGTTATGTTTATGCCTGGCAGCCTTGACGCTGGCGGCAAAATGCCAAAACTATATTTGGGGCATGACAGTAGCCAGGCCGTCGGTTTGGTAACCAGCATGGTAGACACCCCGGGCGGAATGATGTACGAAGCCCGCATAAGCGAAACAACTCTTGGAAATGAGGTTTTGATTTTAGCCGCAGACGGCGTTTTAGACGCAGTATCCGTAGGCGTAAACCCCACCAAATTTAGTTACGACGCTGAAGGCGTAATGATTATTGAGGCTGCTTCATGGCAAGAATTAAGCCTCGTGCCGTTTGGTGCATTTGCCGGCGCGTCGGTAGACCGAGTGGCGGCAAGTATCCACCAAGAGCCCGATGAAGTAGAGTTAAATAGTGAACAGGAACCCGTAGAGGAGAATAACGAAATGTCACAACCAGTAGAAACCCCAGCCGTTATCGAAGCCGCACCAATGGCCCAGCCATTGTACGCACAGGCACGCAACTTCAAGTTGCCAACGCCTAGTGAATACCTTGCAGCATCAGTACAAGGCGGCAGCGTATTTGCAGAACTTAACGCACGTATTCGCGCTGCAGCGCCAGACATTACAACTTCTGACACCCCAGGTATTTTGCCGGAAATTATTACAGGCAGCGTGTACGACGGACTTAACCCAATCCGCCCATTTGTTAGCGCAATCGGTACTCGCGCAATGCCAGGCTCGGGTGCAACATTCCGCCGCCCAAAAATTACAGTGCGACCAACAGTTACACAGCAACCAACAGGCCAACTTAACGCACTTGACCCAAGCACTGTCACGGTGTCCAACTCGGATATCAGCAAACTAACTTTTGGTACTTACGTGACAATGTCAGAACAAGACCTCGACTGGACTGACCCCGCCTCGATTAACATTGTGTTGAACCAGTTGGCAATTGCTTACGGTCAAGCAACCGACAATTACGCAGTGGATACTTGCTACGGTGCCATCGTGCAATCGGAAACGATTACCGACAAAACCAAGCCTGCCGACTGGTTGGCCGCAATCTACGGCGCTGCTTACCAAATCAGCAACACCAGCAACTACCTTCCAACTCATCTTTTTCTAAGCCCTACCGCATGGTACCGCCTCGGAAAATTGACCGACACCGAAGGAAACCCAAGTTTCCCATTCGTGGGCTCAGCAAACATGCAAGCCGTAAATGCACTTGGCACAATGTCTGCTACCTCATGGAACGGCGCACCGTTGGGCCTTATTGCAGTAGTTGATAAGAACATGGCTAGCGATACCGCTTTTGTTGGTCACGCTGCTGGAGATGCTGCAGGTTTCGAGTTCTACGAACAGCAAAAGGGCGCTATTTCGGTAGACGTTCCAAGCACACTGGGCCGCACCATTGCCTACCGTGGCTACGCAGCCGCGTTCATGGCAGACGCAACCAAGTTCTGCAAACTCGTATAACCGAAAGGTAGGCCAGTTATGGCCGTCTACTCGGTCACACATAAACAGTTACTGGATAACTACGCAGTACTGCAAACCCTCACGCCTAACGATTTAGTAGTAGGCGGAAGTTTTACAGTTGCAACAGTTGGCGTACCCTTTAACGGAACCTTCACAGTTTACGACAAACCCGAGTATTTGTTTATTGGCTTAGACGACGCAGGCGACTTACTTTTTAATTACGAAGTACCGGTACCTAATCAAGTTCTCTATGCATGCACAGGTAGCAACGTACAACGCACCGCTGCCAGCGGCACAATTACGTTTACCGAAGTCTGCACGTGGATTACGGCTACTCAAATTGAGGACTGGTTAGGTATTGGTACAGCGTCGGCACTCGATACGACATTCTTGACCCAATGCGCCTCGGCTGCAAACAGCCTGGCGTTTACGCGACGTCAGGAAGCCGGCTACATAGACAGCCTTAGCACTTCGCCAAATGGTCAGGTAACCCTTGGCACTATTTCATTGGGCGGTTTCTTTTACCGTCAGCGCGGCGCCATAACTGACTTTGCTTCGTTCGATGGTATGGGACCAGGCAGTTCGGTAGGGCTTAGCCCTGCTATCAAAATGCTGTTGGGCATTCCACGGCCTCAGGTTGCCTAATGCCTGTTGCTTATACAGACCTGTTTAACGAGGCGCTAGACGACTTAGCAGCCACGCTAACCAGCATTACAGGGCTGCAGGTAGTAACAGACCCACGTAATTTAGTTGCCCCGTGTGCGTTTATCGACGCCCCTAGTTTTACGGTGTACGGCGGCGGCGGCAACATAGTCCAACTGACTTACACGGTACGCATTATCACCCTAGGGCCAGGCAACCTAGACGCCCAGCGAAACCTTATGCACCTGGCCAGTTTGGTATTAGGGAAGAACGTCGCCGTGACCGGTGGACGGCCTACTATTGCTATTATCGGCGGCGCTGAGATGCCCGCCTATGATTTAACTATTGAGATGCAAGCACAAACAAGTTAGGAACCCTAATGCCTTACAAAATTATTAGCCCACGCCTAGGCACGCCAGGCGATGAATACGAAGCCGCTGACGGCATTAACATTGCCGCACTAATTGAAGGCGGATTTGTAGAAGAATCCACAAACGAAACCCCAAAACCTGCTAAAACTAATAGCAAGAACTCAGCAAAGGACTAACCACTATGGCAACCTCAACTTACCTCAGCAACCCAAACGTAACCGTGAACTCAGTTTCATTGCAGGACCAGTGCCAAGGCTTGGTTTTTACTCGCATGATTGAGGCACTGGAAAGTACAGCGTTTGGCAGTACGTCACGCGTTTACACTGCAGGCCTCGAAAACTCCTCACTTCAGTTAGACCTTTACGCGTCGTTTGCAACATCGGAAACTTACGCAACGCTTAAGGCTTTGGTGGGAACTCAAACAACTGTTTCGTGGTCACCGTCAGCAACTTCTCCAGGCACTGCAACCAATCCAACGATGACACTAACCGGGGCTTACCTAGAGGAATTGCCATACACTTTGGCCTTGGGCGCTCTTGGAACTATGAGTATTACGTTCACCGGCGGAGTTTATTCAGTCGTCGAAGTATAAATAAAAGCCGGCAACGGCCCGACACGAAAGCAGGTTAGTTATGCAGTTAACATTAAAAGCCACGTTTAACGACGGCACTACAAACGAAGTAACCACGAATCTTATGACGGTGGTTAGTTGGGAACGTAAGTACCGGCGCAAGGCGTCAGAAATGGCGTCGGGCGTAGGTGTTGAGGACTTAGCCTTTTTGTGTTATGAAGCAACACGTACTAGCGGTACAACAGTACCCGGCACGCTTGACGCGTTCATTAACTCATTGGCTACTATTGAAGTAGTTGAGCAGAACAGCCCAAAAGCCTCAGCGGCACAGTAAGGCATTTACTAGCGCAAATCCTAGTTGCAACTGGCTACTGGCCGCCTGAAGTATCATTCCAGTCAGACGATATGCACGCCGTTATAGAAATCTTGAACGCCCAAAGAGGCGGCAAACGTGGCTAGTTCACCTGTTGTAAAAGTCTTTGGAATCCAAGAAGCATTAAAAGAACTAAACGACTTTGATAAAAAGTACCGGCGCGAAATAACCAAACAAATTAAAAGCGCTGGTGAACCAATCATAAGCCAGGCGCGAAGCATGGTTGCCCATTTTGATAACTCGCTAGGCAACGGCGCCCCACTCTCAGGCATGGCACGCGGCAACCTAATAAAAGGCCGTAACACAAACTGGCAAACCCAAGCCGTCCA